CCGATACTGAATGAGTCTAAGTATCCATTCTGAATGGATTTCCAGGCTTCGTCACATCTCTTGTGATCTTCGTTGAGTATTCCCAGGATTAGTGGTCCAGTATCATCCATTGCTGTTTTGATGATCTTCCCAACTGCTATGTCCTGGTAATCATGTACAATAAATATTTTGTTGTACGGCTTAGTAGTTAAAGTTTGCATTCCTTTTTCGATTGCTTGCCTTTCTACCAAGTCTCCTTCGCTGTCAGGTGTAGGTATATTTGCGTACCCCCACACGTATCTTCCTTCTGGCAATCCTTTCAAGTCTCCAAACACTGATGGAATACCTGAGTTGATCGCCTTGGTGTCTTTATTCAAGACAACACTCTTCACATCCTTAACATGCATCTTAAAATCGATAGCACCTTCTTGGAATGTGTGTTCCATATTTGTGTGTTTAATGGCTATCATGGTAGTACCTCGTCAAGTGCGACTATTGTACTCCTGCAATTTGGATGAGCAGGAGGAGCCTTCACTTGTATATTTTTTCCATTTACTGTGGTTTTGAATAGGTTGCCAGGTTTAACTGTTTGACCATTCAGCTTCTTGCATATCTCACTGGTTCTGTCGTCGATTATTGCAAGCCACTGAATCTTTCCGACTCCTGCTTCCTGGTACGCATTAAGTCTCCCATAGTTTCCAGCACGTTGCATCTCAGTTCTTGCTATGGTCTCAGCCCTATTCATCTGTAAGTCCATAACTTCTGCGATGTCCTTTTGGATCTGGTTCATTCCTTTGCCATCGATAACGCCTCTCTGGAGTACTTGCTTCAGCTTTCCTTCCATGTCGTCATTAAGTCCTTTGACTAAGTCGAATGTGTACTTCTGAATGAAGTCCAGCTCATCCTGGTCTATGGTGAATGTAAATCCCAACTCTTTCCCAACGCTTTCCACACCCTTGGTATATCCGTATTGGATGTGATCTTGCAGCTGTTGTCTGATATTTGAGACTGTAATATAAGCAAGGATCTTCTGGATCATCTCTGCAGGATCCTGTATTGCTTTTGTGAAGTTCAAGTCACTTGCCAGGTCTTCCTTGATTGCTCTTCGCACATCTTTCACCCAGTCAATTATTGTCAGAGCCATTTGGTTCTCGTCTTTTTCCTTGATTGGATTCTGTGGTGGAGCTTTCTCGGTTGTTGGCTTCTTTGTTGCCTTGATATGACTGATTGGATGAGGCTTAAAGTGTCCTTTGATGCCTTTCTCCTGGGTTGTGTCACGATCTGAATTAAAGTCGAATGATGTGCCTCCGAATCCTCCTGAAGATTTCCTCCAGATTTCTTCGCCTGCTTCTTCATCCTCTAACTCAGGCAACTCTGCCATTTCTCTGACTTCGTTAAGTGTTGCAATGCCTTCGTACTTCTGGACGATTTCCATGTCCCTTAGTTCTTCAGCTTTGTTCACTCTCTTAAATCTGAACTCGATCTTGTCGAATCCAAATCCGAATTTAATCAGGTGCATATTGATCTTATACTCGATAGCTTGCTGGATCGCTCTGATCCTTCTATCGAATGCTTTGATCTGCACATCAGAATTGGACTTGTTGGATCCTTCTGGGATTCCAAGCATAATAGGGGGAACCAACATGCTGGTCACAATTTGTTCCCTCAAATACTTCAGGTAGTTTACGAACTCCATGTCCTCGCTTCCTGTGAAGCTCTTGAAGTCGATGCCAGTCCCTCTTAAAAAGAGATCTTTCTGGCTTTGGTTCTTAGCCTCGATTATCATGTCCACGTTGTCATCGTAGTCATCGTCATCGATTGTCTCTGGGAAAATCCAGGCACCCCTTGGCTTTTGGTTCTGGAAGTATTTTGCACTGTACATCTCTGCAAACCTTTTGGCCGCAGCTGTGTATAGAACTGGTTCAATAAGTGACAGTCCGTATTGGCTGTCTCCAAAAATATTAAGCTTGTAGTGTATAACTTCACTCAATGAGAAGTCTGTGACTTTCTTGCCTTTGATATATTGCCCATATCCTTTTGGGGATCCTGATTCGTCTTGCTCGACTTTCATCTGGGTTGTATCAAGTACGTTGGTTGCAGCTGGTTGGTCTCCACCTTCCTCGTTTCTTACTTCCTGGAATGCATCGTCAAATACAACTAAGCCCATTGTCACGTTTCGCATCTGGCTCATCCAGTTGTTCATAAGCATAAAGTGTTCCCATACTTCCTTCTGTTTCTCTGCTTCAGGACTATCTTCCTTCATGTAGGTTTCGAATCCATCACTGCACACGTTGTCAGTTGTTACACTTGCACATGCGTTGATAAGTGGATCTGTCCTAAAAAACCCATAGATGACTTGGTGGTCGATTATAAAAGAATCAGTCTGAGATTTGTCTCTTTTGGATTTCTTCTTTCCAGGATTGGTGTCCGTCATAGAATTTGCTTGAGATACAGCTTTTTGAGTAGGAATAGATATGTTTTTCAAAGATTTACCATAGAGTAGTTCGTATCGATTTGCCATTTATAATCTCCCAGGGACCAGCTGTTATTTAATCTATAAACCTTGTAGTATATAAAGCTTTCTTTTTTTGATACGAGGTTATAGTTTAGCCACTCCTTGCTTCAGCCCTGGATTTTGGTCTGGCTTCGAAGTACCATCTCATCATAAATGCGTCTCCTTCATCAGTTGATCTTCCCAGGATCTCTTTGATTTTCTCCTTAGGAATGATATAAATCTTTTTGTCTTTGTCTGCATCTGCATCCTTGATTTGTTCCAGGTCCTCAATAAGTCTCTCCTTGATTTCTTCTGGAATGTCTTCAGCTATGCCAACCTTCCTGTCGTTCACATCCTGGCTTGATAAATGATAGCATTGTGCCTTCAGGTTTCCGAAGTTCTGAGGTTGATGGATTGGATTGCCATGTGCATCTCGTATGATCTTGGTCTTAAATGCAGCTCCATTGTTCAGGAATCCATTGGTGCCTTTCAAGTGATCAACTACTCCTCCACCAATTCCGTCCTCATCTATGACAATATGACTTCTTGGGATTCCCTCCCTTAAAGCCCAGAAATTGATTAAAGCTTCAGTCTCATCTGTGCCTTGCTTCTTCTTCACGATAACTCTGTATAAATAAAATCCTCTCCAGAGCATGATCACTGTGCTGTCCTTTCCAAACCTTGCAACGTCCACTGTCATGTACTTATTGACTCCAGTGCTGTCTGGCTTTGCATAGAGCATGTCGTTAAGTGCATCTGTGTCGTATAGCCTGGTTGGATCATCGTCGTATTCGAAGTTACCATATAAAAGCCTCTCCTTTGTGACTTTGTCTGCAGACTTAATCATCTCGAACCATGCTGGATCCAGGTATGGATTATCGATTGGCAGTGCTGGGATAAATGCTCGGTTTGGAGGCAGTCTGTTCTGCTTCCATGCTTTATAGAATCTATGATATACGTGTCCCTTGTCTGGGTTGAAGCTGTGCAGTAGAATTGGTTTGATTCCGTATTTCTGATTGTTCCAGTTTCCACACCTTGAATGGAAGATCTGGATTGCTACGATATTGACTTCGTTGCTTTCTTCAATCACTCCTCCTGTGATCTCCAATCCTCCCAAGTTCAAGTAAAGAGGATCCGATGGCTGTGGTCCCAGGTCAACCAATAGGATCTGGCTCTTATTCTTGAATGTGATTATCTCATCCTTTTTGTTGTAGTGATAGTCCTTGCCTTCTTCGATTCCATGATGTGCAAAGACTTTAAAGAGTGTGACCAGTGTTGTCTTTCTCAGGTTCTTCAGTTCCTTCCTGGCTACGCCCCACCTGGTGTCTGGGTAGGTCAGGCTCATGTAAGTAACAAACTCCATATAAAGCCAGGACTTTCCTCCCCTTGCAGCTCCACCATATCCCAGTTCTGTCACTGGACTATCTTGCATGATGCACCATGCTTCAGCTTGCTTTGGGGTTAGTCCCAGTTTATATTCTTTCATAGAAATGCACCCAGTTTCTTTTGTGGGACCTGGACTGGTTCAGGCTTGTATTTTGCTTCTTCTGGATTGAATTGCTCTACTACTGTTTCCCAGTTGATCTTCCACCATAGCTCTAAATTGATTCCGAACCTTTTGCAGAATTGACGTTTGTGGGCTTCCACATGCTTATTCCAGCCATAAAGACCAATCATTTCTCCACATACTCTACACCTGACTTTTCTCTCCATTTTCTGTCTCTTCTTTCTTGTTGTGTTCTGATGAGTGGATCCTGAGTTGTTCCTCTGCCTTCTTCCTGATATCATCTGGAATAAAGACTTCGATCTTTGTTGGCATCCCCATGTGTTCCTGTCTCTGTGTTTCTGGATCAATAAATCCGAATCTATTGGCTGTCTTTTCAAATTCCACATAAACTGCCATAGTCTTTGCTGCCATATCAGCCAGTTGCCCTGGGGACACTTTGGATCCTGCTTTGCCCTTCTCCTTCACTGTCTCCATGAAGTTCTTGACTGTTTCATCCAGTATCCTTTTCTTTCCTTCCAGTATAGACATTGCTATAGTGTTCG